CCTTGAGTAGAACCTCTAGCATTGCTTCGACACGCACTAGACGGTCATTCATTGACGAACCTGAATTAGGCTTGAGTTCCTGTAGATAATGCAAGACTACAAATCGTAAGAGTGCAGCCGTACCAGTTAGAACCGTCGCGCAGATGGCTACAATCGCAGCCCAATCCTGTGGACTCACTTCTGCTTATCGACGGCATCGACCGCAGCCTCTACTGCATCAACTACAACGTCAGCGATTGCCTTCTTAGCGCGGTATGCCTTGATAGCTGCGCGGAGTGCAGGGATAGCCATTAAGCCAAGTCCACCGATGATGATTGCTTCCATATTAGTTTCCCCCTAGTAACGGTATATTAAAGAACGTAGAATCTGTGTCGCCCTTTGGAGTGAAGCTGATATGGCAATGATGATCGTGCTTATTAATGCCATCGTAAGTACGCCAGCGCCAACCCTTCTTAGAGCTGGCAATCTTTCCATTGAAGATGATGTAGGAGATGCGCTTGTCTCCTGCCTTGGCGAGGAGTCGAATCTGATCCGCAATATCGGGCATGAGGTCGGGCTTGGCAATACCAAAGACGTCTCTATCCACATCGATTGCTCTAACCATCCCTGTTGCCTTATCAGGGTTGTGGTCACTAGGGCGCGCTGAATGGCGTGTGTCGCCAATCCATCCATCGGAACGTCTATCACGATCAGGGAAGGTATCATCGAACTGCTCCCTTAACTGTTGACCAGCCTTACATAGGATTGGCTTCACGAACGATTGCCTCACATTCTGAACATTCCCAACGCTTTTTAGCATTAAGTATTAACGAATCATGGTCACATGGAACAGGGGCAATAAATGCATCATCAATTGGATCATAGGTATAACCAATAGCCGCAAAGTTGTACCGGATATTGCCATTGTATGAAGTGCGCTTTACTGTGTATGGAGTGCCTTGTGCGTAGTAAGTCTCGGTATCCAATCCATCGATAAGTTCTGTTTCATCCTTACCAACTGTGACTGTAACAACTACATTGTTCTCATCTAAGTATGCGTAGTGAGCCATCTTTACCCCTAGCTGAATGTGACGGTATCAGATACGCCCGCCGCAGTAATAGTAGTTATCTTATATCCACCTGATGTAGCAGTTGTCTGTGTGACTCCGCCTGAGAAAGTTGCAGTATTACCCGCAGGATACTTGAGAATGATTACTCCTGAGCCACCTGCTCCTGATGCGTTGCTAGATGAGTTACCACCTGAGCCGCCACCGCCGCCACCTGTGTTAGCAGTTCCAGCTACGCCGACTGTATCAGAACCAGCACCACCGCCACCTGCTCCACCTGCACCACCGCCACCACCGTTAGAACCACCGCCGCCACCGCCGGCATAAGTAACTGATGATCCAGTAATTGTATTAACTGTTCCTGAGCCGCCCACGCCGCCACCAGTACCGTTGATAAAGCCAGCCTGACCTGAACCACCGCCACCACCGCCTGAGCCGTTAGCGCCGTTGTTGGATGCCCCACCATTAAAACCTTCGACTGGAGTATATCCACCAGCGTTACCTGTACCGCCAATGCCTACTGCGGTATTACCTGAACCACCGCCTGAGCCGCCAGTTCCACCGTTAATTAAGAATGATGGGAATCCGCCGCCCCATCCGCCGCCTGATGCAGTAGTTGAACCGCAAACTGAATTAGCACCTGTATTACCTCGACCACCGCCACCTGAGCCAGTAGAAGATGCTCCACCTGCTCCGACAGTTACTGTATAGGCAGTTGAGTAATTAAATATTGAACTTGTGAAGTATCGGTATCCACCTGCTCCACCGCCGCCACCGTTGTTGTTACCACCTGAGCCGCCACCGGCGACTAGAAGATAATCAACTGAAAGGGTAGTAGGTGCAGGTGAGCCAGTTGGTGCAAAGATAGCCGCTGCATTATTAAGCAATTGCGCCCACCACATACCAAGTGTCGGTAGCAACCTTCACGCAAGCTGCCATCTTGTATTGTGCAAGAGTAGGAGATGCAGCTACTGCTCCAGCTGAGAGAATTGTAGTTGTACCTGAGGTAACGGCTGAGATAGTAACCGCTCCTGCGCCCTTGTTAAGTACGTTAAGGACTGTACCAACTGGGAACGCTACGGAAGCATTAGTAGGAATCTTGAAGGCTACTGCCGTTCCCTTGTTCATAGGAACTAGCTTCTGATAGGAGTCACCAATAACTGCGGTGTAATCAGCAGTCTGATCTGTACCAATCTCGAAGGTCACTAGACCGTTGTACATATCAGCGGTAAGGATATTACCTGTTGATGCTGGAAAGCCTGTTGCCATTTATATCTCCTGTTATCAATAAGTCATCGCAGATACGCCAATTATACCTCTTTCTGAGGAATTCAAGACGTAGCCATCGACTATGGGCTCTAGTGTTGTTACGGTTACTTGCATTGCATTTGGTGTGATATTCCAGTTAAGCCCCTGCACCTGTAGGGTTTTTACAATCTCCGACCCATCAGGCTGAACGTTGGTAATACGGCAGTTGGAGAAGTAATCCAAGCCAATCATGGTATCTGTTGGTACTGATGGATCTAGTAGGTCAACCGTCATGGCATCGATGCGGATGGTTGTCTCTGCTCTCGTTGCCACGTAGGTGCGGGCAATATTAAGAGCATTGGCATCAGTATCGATTACTAGGTCTGTCTGGTTGTAGCCGTGGGCAAAGTATTTAGCAATGGAATCTGTGTTCTGGGCGCTCTGCATTGTTCCGCCTACGCGGGTCATTTGCGACTGGTTGATGATGAGCTTATCGTCAAAGGCGAAAACCAAGTTACGGTACGGGATACCTGTGGTCTGGTTAAACTCAATTGGAGTGCCAGAGATTGAGGAAACTACTGCGTTACGGTTCTTGAAGATAGCGTTACCTGAGCCATCGATGTAGAACGCGCCCTGCTCTGAGAACTCTGCGTTCTTGAGGGCTGAGAGGGAAGTACGGTTTGTTGACGGATCAACTTGGCAAAGCGAATTACCCGTTTGCAGGGTGCGCATAGAAGTAGGAAATGAGATCGCATCCAGAATCTTGCCAATGCGTGTGCCTGTGTCCTGTCCAGCGGTTGCCCCTGTGACGGTTGTGACCTGTGAGAGTTGGTAAAGGCGGAAGGCATCGGCTACATAGATATCTACATAACCTACTTGCTCTGCCTGATCGTATGTATATCGGTATTCAGTTGTATAACCGCTAAATAGAAACTCCTGAGTGGTGTCGGTTGTAGCTGAAATACGAACCTTACGCAAAGGAATGAGCAATGGGTAATAGGGAGAATTGACGTTCTGTGGATTCCATGCGCCATCGACATCATAGACACGCACAACTGCCGTTCCTGCTTCGTACTGGTCACGCTGGATATTGCGCCCACGGGTGATAGTAATCTGACGAACATTGGGTGTGAGGTCAACAATCGGCTCAGGCACAATTGAGTTAAGCATCTGAGAAACGCCAATAACGCCGTTCTTAGCATCCCCGATTGTAAAACTGTATCCGAAGGTCGCTCCGCTGCTAAAGTCGAAAGAGACGGCTATCTGTGCTGGCAGAGCCATTAGAACCCGCCAGTTCTACGATCTAAGTATGCAACCTGTCCAGCGCTCATTGACTGGTCTAGCAATGCTGATGCTACTGCTCTGCCGTCAATCTGGACTACTACTGACTGAGCGCCCGCTCTAGCCCATGGAGTATCAGGACCAAACTGTGCATCAGAACCAGCAGAGCCCGGAAGTTCTGGACTGATTAAGAATCCTTGGTCGCTGCTTGGAGCATTAGATGGTGGCGGTGTAATCATCGCTGGCGGTGGAGTAGCCACTACTGCCGCAAGGCTATTCTTAAAACTAGCCAACCATGCGTCCCAGTTCTTAAATGGGTTATTAGCATCTGGCAAAGTGCGTAGGTACTTAGCAAGGTTGCCTGTGGCATCGATGGAGTTCGCTAGTTGCTGAGAAAGTTTGTTTGCCTGATCTTCATTGCCTGTAATGAGGGCTAGTTGCAATTCAAGGCGTAGGCGCTCTTCTGCGCTGATATTGCCCTTGAGTGCAGCAATAATCTGAATCTGCTCCATATCGAATAGGGCTGATTGCTTCTTGGCTAGTGCTTGCTTCTTGAGTTCTGCGGTGTTTTGCTTCTGAGACTTAAGAAGAGCTGCGGCTCGCTTCTTTGCATCGGCTTCTGCCTTGGCGGCTGCCTTAGCATTGGCAGTTGCGGTAAGTGATGCAAGGTGAGTATTGGCTGATGCCGGTGCAATCCCACCACCGCGCTGACGTGCGCCTTCTTTAATAAATGGATCAATGACCGCTCCAGCAACCTTGCCCGCTATCTTGAGCATTGCGCCCGCTAGTTGTAGCAATTGCTTGATTATTGGCATATTGGCTAAGTCTCTAAAGCCCTGAGCCACTCCACGGAAGAAGTCAGCAATATTGGTAGCAAGTTTCTGAATCTTGCCTGAAAGGTCTGTGATGGTTGTATCGCCCGCAATAATCTTAAAGGCATCAATTAAGCCAGCGCCGATTGTCTCCTTGGCTTCTCCTGCCGCAACGGTAAGAACCTGCATCTGTCCTGCGTAAGTAGCAAGGAAGGCGGAATTAGCCCCACCGAATTGTGCGTTCAACTTCTCTTGAATAGTTGTAAACGATGCCGCCTGTAGTTCCGCCTGAGTAAGTCCTAGGTTGTATTTACGAAGCCCACGGATATTGCCTACATAGGCATTGGCTAAGTCCTGTGTGACTGTTGCAAGTTCTATGCCGCTACCACGGCTAATGTCGATGGCTTGGGTAAGTAACTTTTGGCTTGCAGCTACTGAGCCTGTTGTAGTTAACAGGGCTTGCATGGCTGGACGGAGTTCATCGTCAATCACGCCAGAGGTCTGTGAAAGGGTATCGATGAAAGAAGTAATTTGTGGGTTAGCGAAAGATAGCCCAAGGTTATCTACTGTCTTTGCCAATCGAGCCGCTGCCGCTTCATCCTCGGCAAATGCCTTAGCTGCTGCCTTACCGAAGGCAACAACCGCAGTAGTAGATAGTGCTAGTCCAAGAGACTTGCCTAACTTCTTTACACTCTTATCAAGGTCGAAGGTTGCCTTCTCGGCTTTCTTAAACTCTTTTTTGCCTGTGAACTCCGAAGCAATGTTGATTAAGATACTCATTACTTACTCCTCGAATTCAACTTAGCCGCAGCATTTTCGATTGCTTTAATAATATGTCCTCTTGCCTTGCCTTCATCCTCATAATAAGCGCGGAACAGGACTCGACCAGTCATTCCCTTGTTCTTGCCTTTTAGTTGACCGCCGAGCTTTGGAGTAAAGTTACCTGTAACGCCTGATGTTCTACCAGCCCACTCGTAAATAGTTCCAGCCATAGATTTATTATAAATAGTTGCAAGTGATCTAAAACCATTGCGATTGGCTTTGCTTGGTGTTGACTTATAGGTAATACCTCGGCGTACTTCTGCCTGATCGTATGAACGGTCAGCCCATCGACCTTGAGCGTTAGGGCGCTTAACCCATCCGCTAGGTACTTGAGAATTAGAAGGTGCGTACCCCCTTGCTTGTTTCACAACAGGCTTTAGGAAGTTCGCAATCTGCTTTGTTGTTTCTTTAGCAAGGTCAGGCTCGAATTGCCTAAGAGCTTTACGCAGAGCGATTGCGCCTTTTAGCTCTGTTGGCATTCTCCTGCTCCTTCGCTAGATCGTGTAAAAGTTGTATGTGAGCCTTAAACGCCATAGGTGTTAGGTTCACTATTGACTCGAACGGAACTCCGAACTCATACGACAGACGAGCCGCAGTATAAGTAACGGAGTTCCGGTCTAGCCTAAAGGGTCAGAGTCTAAGACCTCGACCCCTTTAATTGTCTCTAGGAACTTCTCACCAAATGGTGGAACAGTTTCGCCAGAGCGACGGATTGCTTCCCAACACAACCAGTAAACATCAGATTGTTTCTGATCCTCAATGAGTGCCTTGTGGAAACCTTTCTTAGCATATTGCTCAAAGGAGTATTCAATAATTGGAGTTATCTCAAACTCTGTTACCGAATTGTCTGCCCTTGTTACTTTGAGTTTAGCCATGCCCTTATCTCCTTATTACGAGGTTGTTACTGCGATTGTACCTGATACGTTCCAAGTTACTGACTGTGTTGAAAGGTCTGCAACTGAGCCGTTAATGTCTGTGGTGTTGTTGACCAATACGGTCATTGTGTAAAGAGGGTTAGTCGCAGATGTAGCAGCTGATGTCTGCTTAACTGTTACTGGGACGTTAGTTCCCCATGCTGCTTGGAGAGTCTGTAGGACTTCACTTGTTGCAGTATCGTTGAGGAAATCGATTGTGATAGATGATGCTTCCAAGCCCTTAACGAACTTGTGACCGCCGTCACCCATTGCAGTTACTTCAAGCTCGTCGAATGTACGGTTGATAGTTACTGCGGTTACATGATCTGAGAGGTCTACCGAGTTAACAGTAAGAACTACTCCATTGTTTAAGAATACTGCCACGGCTTATTCCTCGTCTTTCTTTGTAGTTGGTTTTGGTGCTGGTGTTGCTGCTGGTGGGAGTTGACCGATTTTGATTAGAAAGTCGGCTTGCTCCTTTGTCCAATCGTCCATCGATTAGCTCCATTCCGTTAGGGTACTGATTGCAATGTCGCAAGTCAGTAAATCGCCAGAAGGTACTGAGATAACGCTAGGGGCGCTAACTGTTCCCACGTTGAATACAATGCTTGATGCATAAAGAAGTTGGAAAACTCGGACTACATCGGCTTCGATACCGGCGAGGTTGCCTTGGTTATCGAGAAGCGGCACGATGATGCTCAACTTGAAGTTAGCAAGAGGGGCTATCGAGGTGTAGTCATTATTGGTTGGAGTAATGTATGGATCGTCAGGGGTCACTATCACGCTATTAGGGATAGGACTTGCTGGCGGAAAAGAGAATACTTGGTAGAGACTGTTATCTATTAGGGCAGTCGCTATAGCCGTTCTAAGGGTTGTTATAGCCGCCATTAGCCGACCATGCTTCTAGGGTCTAGGTAAGGCGCAATAAGTCCTCTAACACGGCTTAGAAGCTGAGAGGACATTGCATAAAATGAACCCATAGAACCATCGGGAGACATGCCATTACCTGAGTTAGCCTGACGTGACTGCCAGATTGACTCAGCAATCATAAGGGCTGCAAGTTGGATAGATGGAATCGCAGACGGATCAAGATAAGTCTCAGCTGATACTGTGCCAAAAGGATTGACTGGGTGGCGAACCGCTGGAGTGTTGTTATTGCCAGAGATAGCGTAAGTAATTGAATACTCGCCAACCTCAGTAATTGTCTTGTTGCCATTGTGCTTTGAGCCGTTACCTGAGATAACTACAGTCTCGCCAACGTAGAAGGTTGTGTTGACTACCTCATCGAAGTAAAGAGTGCCGGTAGTTGCGGTATTGCTATGCCCAACGTTGAACGTTGTGTTAGCCCATATGAAAGGGAGTAGGACATTATCCGCAGCATCGCAAACCTCTTGGAGAGTGCTATCTGCATAGAGCGAACCAACGCCAAGTGCTGCCTTTAACTCGGCGACTGTGCATAGGCTCATTCTCTATCCTTTCATAAGAGCGGCGAGGGCTAAGGGCAAGCCCCCGCCGCCGTTCTAATGGGTGTTACTTATTACGCTACTGCGAAGCGGCGTACGCCCTTACCTGACTTCGCAACGTAGAGTGCGAGGTATCCGTAAAGGTTGATTTCAATCTCGCCTGATGTGAGGACGTTAACGCGGAGCTGAGTTGTTGGGCTCTCCCACGCATAGACTGAAGATGGTGCAACCAAGAACGCTGAATCGTCAGCGATACCTGATGCAGAGATGTTGTGGTCAACGATGAGGTCTGTTCCGAGAACTCCACCGCGAACTGATGTAGCAACTGCGTTGCCTGATGCGTTGAATGTTGCACCCTGTGCTGAGTAGAGAGCGCGACCTGTTGTATCTGCGTATCCTGAGATAGCAGCCCACTGATCTGTTGAAGCAACAAGCTTGTTAGCGAAATCGCCACCTGTACCCTTGTATGCTGCTGCGCCTTCTACGGCGATGAATGACTGAAGTCCAGCCGCAG